GGCTGCCAGTTATCGCCTTACCAATGCAGCGCCGGGGTCTGGACCAGCGGTATTGGTCACACGGCGGGCGTGGCGCCCACCGGGCAGATAACCGAGCAGCAGGCCGCCGAAAACCTGCTGGCGGATATCAAAAATGTCGAAAAAGGCCTGCAAGCCTGCATGCCGGTGGAAATGCCGCAGGCGGTGTATGACGCCGTGGTGGCGTTTACCTTCAACGTGGGCGTGCGCGCCTCGTGCAACTCGACGCTGGCGTTTTTCATCAAAAAACATCAGTGGCGCGATGCCTGCGAGCAGCTGCCGCGCTGGGTGTTTGTCAACGGCGTGCGCACCGCCGGGCTTGAACGCCGCAGAGCCGCAGAACGGGCTTTGTGCCTGAAAGGAGCCTGATATGCGCGTGCTGTTTATCGCCCTTTTCGTGTTGGGCCTGGCGCTGCTGAGGATGATTGTTTACAGCCACGGATTACAGCGCGACAAGCACGAACTGACCCAAAGCCGCGACGCGCTGGCCCAGCAGCTCAGCCAGCGCGACCAGCTGATCGCTGAACTCAACCAGCAGATGCAAACCCGTGAACAGGCTGAGGCCACGCTGCGCGATGCGTTAGCGCAGGCCAACGGCCTGGTTTGGCAACGAGAACAACACTTTCAAAGGAGCCGCAATGATGATCCCTTGGTTAAAACCTGGGCTGATAGTGCTCTGCCCGCTGCTGTTAGCCAGCTGCACCAGCGCCCCGCCTTCAGCTCCGCCACAGATTATTTACATTGGCTGTCCGCCAGTCAGCGCCTGCCAGGTACCCGCCAGCCATCCCAAAAATAACGGCGATTTGAGCGCCGACGTCCGTCAACTTGAAGCCGCGCTGCTCTCATGCGGCCTACAGGTCGACGCCATTAAACAGTGTCAGGAGACTTATCGTGTTAAAACCCAAGCAACTTCAACAGCGGCTGATTGAGCAAATCCCCGCGCTGAACGCCCATCCAGAAATCTTAAAAGTGACCACAGGTCCGGGAAGCGTGGTGGCCACGCCGGCGCCCTCCCTCTCCTTTGAATATCACTACCCCTTAACGCTGGCCGTCACCACGGCGAACCTCAGCGAATCCCTTGCCGATCCTATCGTGGTCGAGGTGCTGGACTGGCTGACCGTCAACCAGCCGGAAGTGATGAGCAGTAGCGCGCGGCGGCTGACGGACTTCACCTTCACCCAGTTGGCCGACACATTAACCCTGACGCTGCAACTCACCGAGCGCGTGCAGGTGAAGGACGCCGACGGCGTGCGCACCATCACCCACTTGCCCGAGCCGCCGCTGCCGGAAAACAACGCGCGACCGCGCCAGGTTTACCTCAATGGCGAGCTGATCAGCCAATGGGCTGAGTAACCTTTTCGGCTACCGCTCGTTGTGCCACGGCCCGCCGGACGGTCTCCGATTGTCGACTTCCCTCGTTAAACGGCATCCTTAATCCCATGAACACATACACACAAATCAACGACATGATGCGGCTGATCAACAACCTGATTCGCATCGGCAATGTCAGCGCGGTCGACCTCGAGAATGCGCGCTGCCGCGTCGCCAGCGGCGATAACACCACAGCCTGGCTGCCGTGGCTGACCAGCCGCGCGGGTAAAAGCCGCAGTTGGTGGGCGCCGTCGGTGGGCGAGCAAGTGCTATTGCTGTCGATGGGCGGCGAGCTGAACACGGCGTTCGTGCTGCCGGCGATTTTCTCCGACGCCAACCCGGCCCCTTCGGCCTCTGCCGACGCGGTTCACCTCAGTTTCCCGGACGGCGCGGTTATCGAGTATGAACCGGCAACCAGCGCTCTGACCGTGGTCGGCGTGAAAACCGCCACCCTGAGCGCGGCGGAGAAAGTGACAGTCACCGCGCCGCAGATTGAATGCCACGCCAGCACCAGCATCACCCTCGACAGCCCGGAAGTGGTCTGCACCCACAAGCTCACCACCGGTTCGCTCGAGGTGCAACAGGGCGGCAGCATGACCGGCGATATCAGCCATAGCGGCGGTAGCCTGACGTCCAACGGCATCGCCTTACACACCCACCGCCACGGCGGCGTTCAGACCGGCGGCGGCCAAACCGGAGGACCGCAATGAGTGAAGCTAAATATCTCGGCATGGCTCGCGACACGGGACTGGCGATTGAAGATCTCGACCATATTCGCCAGTCGGTGAGCGACATTTTACAGACCCCGATTGGGTCACGAGTGATGCGCCGCGAGTACGGCTCATTGCTTTCCGAACTCATCGACCAACCGCAAAACGACGCGCTGCGCCTGCAAATCATGGCGGTTTGCTACACCGCGTTGTTGCAGTGGGAGCCGAGAGTTTCGCTGACTTCCATCACCTTTAATGCCGACTACAACGGCAAGATGGTGGTGGATATGACCGGCAGCCGTAGCGATACGGACACCGAATTTTCCCTGAGTATTCCTGTGAGCTGAGACTATGGCGACTATCGATTTGAGCCAGTTACCCGCCCCCAACGTGGTGGAGCAACTGGACTATGAAAGCTTATTTGCAGAACGTAAATCCACGCTGATTTCGCTCTATCCGCCCGAACAGCAGGAGGCGATTAGCCGCACCCTGTCGCTGGAGTCCGAGCCGTTGGTGAAGCTGTTACAGGAGAACGCCTACCGCGAAGTGATCCTGCGCCAGCGTGTTAACGAAGCCGCGCGCGCCGTGATGGTGGCCTACGCCACCGGCAGCGATTTGGACCAGCTGGCGGCCAATAATGGCGTGCAGCGTCTGGTGCTCAAACCCGCCGACAGCAGCACCATTCCCCCTACTGACGCCGTGATGGAAAGCGACAGCGATCTGCGCATGCGCATCCCGCAAGCCTTCGAGGGGCTGAGCGTCGCGGGGCCGAGTGGTGCTTATGAGTATCATGCCCGCAGCGCCGATGGCCGCGTGGCCGACGCGTCCGCCATCAGCCCGGCTCCCGCCGAAGTCACTATCACCATTTTGTCGCGTGATAACGATGGCAAAGCCACGCCAGATTTGTTGGCCGCGGTGGATAAAGCGCTAAATGACGAAGACGTTCGCCCCGTCGCGGACCGCGTCACCGTGCAGGCCGCCGAGATTGTGCCTTACCAGATTGAGGCGGTGCTCTACGTGCTGCCCGCCCCTGAAATAGAACCCGTGCGCGCGGCTTCCGAGGCACAGCTCAAAAAGTACATCAACACCCAAGGGCGGCTAGGTCGTGACATTCGCCTGTCGGCTATTTATGCCGCGCTGCACGTAGAAGGTGTTCAGCGCGTAGAGCTGCAATCGCCGCTGGCGGATATCGTGCTGGATAAAACTCAGGCCTCGCTGTGTACGGCCTACAGCCTGTCGGTCGGAGGGTCTGATGAATGATCGCCTGCTGCCTTCCGGCTCAACGCAACTTGAAATCGCGGCAGCCGAGGCACTCTCACACATAGCCCGTCTGCCGGTCCCGCTGCGCCTGTTGTGGAACCCGGATACCTGCCCGCTGCCACTGCTGCCCTATCTGGCGTGGGCATTTTCGGTCGACAGATGGGATGAGAAATGGTCCGAATCGGCGAAACGCGCGGCGGTGCGCGCCGCCTGGTTTATTCATAAACACAAAGGCACCACCGGCGCGTTGCGTCGGGTGGTCGAGCCGCTGGGCTATCTGATCCGCGTCATAGAGTGGTGGCAAACCCAAGACGCACCTGGCACGTTTCGTCTGGACGTTGGCGTGCTGGAAACCGGTATCACCGAAGAGATGTACCAAGAGCTTGAGCGCCTGATTGCCGACGCCAAGCCTTGTAGCCGCCATCTGATTGGGTTGTCAATCAATCTCGATGTCAGCGGCGATTGCCTGATAGCTGCCGCGAGTTACGACGGCGAAGAGCTGACGGTTTACCCCTATTTCCCTGAAACCATTACCGCGTCCGGCGCTGCAATCACCGGTTCAGCAATCCATTTAATCGACAACCTGAGAGTAAACTATGACAGCTAAATTTTTTGCCCTGCTGACCAATCAGGGCGCAGCCAAACTGGCTAATGCGACCGCGCTCGGTACGCAATTGAGCCTTACCCAAATGGCGGTGGGCGACGGCGGCGGTGTATTGCCAACGCCCGATCCTGCTCAAACTAAGCTGATTGGCGAAAAGCGCCGAGCGTCGTTGAATTCGCTAAGCGTTGACCCCGCGAATACCAACCAGATCATCGCCGAGCAGATTATCCCTGAGGATCAGGGCGGTTTCTGGATCCGCGAAATCGGCTTATTCGACCAAGACAATACGCTGATCGCCATCGCCAATTGCCCGGAGACGTATAAGCCTCAGTTGCAAGAAGGCAGCGGGCGAACCCAAACCGTGCGCATGATCATCGTTGTCAGCAGCACCGACGCGGTCACCCTGAAAATCGATCCGTCAGTGGTGCTGGCTACCCGCAAATACGTCGACGATAAGGTCATCGAGGTTAAAGCCTATACCGATGATCAATTAGCCAAACACGTCGCGGCAGCCAATCCGCATAATCAGTATTTGCAGATCAGTAAATCTCTGGCAGAAATCAAAGCCCTTGGCCCAGATGCCGTTTCAGCGGTTCTTTCAAACCTTGGTTTAAAGGAGCGAGGTTTTGAGTATTCGGGTGTGAGTGGATTTGGAAACAAAACTAGCATTTCTGCCAGTGATTTTGGCAGCGTCATCGTCATTGAGGCAAATGGTCAGACTATAAAGTTGCCAACTATGAATACTCTTCCAGCCGGTAAACTAATCACCATTTACTGCTTCGGCGGGAATGGTTCCCCAGTGGTTCTTCAGACTCAACAGGGTAATTATTTTTCTAATGGACCTGAGGGAAATAGAACAACAACAATAACTCTAACAACACAAGAAACATTAACTATTGTCAGTGAGGGCAGCACGAGCCCAAATTGGGAGATCTATGGGAATGGCACTCTTAAATATTCGCCATTATTTGGTTCAAGTTTATATATAAATGGATATCAGCGTCTCCCAAGCGGATTACTTATACAATGGGGCTATATTAATGTTCCTGCTGATGATAGAGACTGTATAACAAACTTTCCTATCCCATTCGTGAATCTATGCCTCAGGGTTTTTACTACCCAAGATTATACACCTGGCTCAGCTGCTGTTGGTTATATTGCATCGAACAATGGGAACACACCACCAACAGCTTTTGTTAGCCGATCACATCTACCAGGACTTGGTGGATCATATATAGCAATAGGATTCTAAAATGAAAAATTATAAATGGTCTGTCAAAAATAACGCATTCTTCCCAAATGAAATGATCAATGAATATATGGCAAGTGGCTGGGATTTAACTGACGCAATAGATGTTTCAGATGATATCTTTGCCAAGTTTCAAATTCCTCCTCTAGGGAAAGTGCGTTCATCGGATGCAGAGGGAATGCCTTGCTGGAGTGATGCCCCAGCTCCGACGAAAGAGGAGTTAATTGTTATAGCAGAACAGAGGAAATCACGTGAAATTAGTGAAGCCAATGCAGCTATAGCGCCATTACAAGATGCCGTAGACTTTGACATGTCGACTATTAAAGAAACAGAACAACTCAAGGATTGGAAGAAATATCGTATTTTATTGAATCGAATTGACACTTCAAGTGCTCCTGACATTAATTGGCCCCCTCAACCAAAGTAAAAGCAGCCCCGTGAGGGGCTGTTTTTCTTTTTATAAAACTCACATTAATTACGCAGCGCGGACGATATAATTAAAAGTGACGTTGCGAGGGCGATTTTCATTTGCTGTTGGTACGACTCTCGATGCATCAAAATAGAAATCATCATTTCTATTTACTTTGACTGAGGTAGTTGTCTCTATAGCATCTCTTGCGCCAGAGTCATAAAAAGCACCATTAAATGCGTCGAATGAAACACCACCGGCACCACTAACAAATCCGGTAATGTTGCGAATTGCATCCCCCTGATTGCTTAAGATAGTTCGTCCCGCATCCACTCCTTTTGAATCATCCCATCCCCGGATAAATTCCCCACGCAAATCGGGAAGAACGCCGCTTGGATAAGCCGTGGCGAGCTGCGGATACTTAGCTTTATCAAACACCGCACCATTACATTTAAACCACCCCGCCGGTGGCGTCGCCGTCGGCCAAGGGAGCGGCACGCCGACTGGAATAAGGTGTTCTGTTAAACCAAGGTTTACGAGAAACCTTCCAAACGCTTTTGTACAGAATCTCTCCAGTCTGCGTGGCACACTATCCCTTTTGAATTGGGGAAATTAGCATGCTAATTGGCTACATTCGCGTATCAACAAATGACCAAAACACCGATCTGCAACGTCAGGCGCTGATCAGTGCAGGTTGTGAGCAGATTTTTGATGACAAAATTAGCGGAAAATCCACCGAACGGCCGGGCTTGAAGAGAGCTATCCGCCACATGCGCGCTGGCGACACGCTGGTTGTGTGGAAATTGGATAGATTAGGCCGTAGCGTTCGCCATCTCATTACATTGGTCGAAGAGCTGAAAACTAAAGGCATTCATTTCAGAAGCCTGACGGATAGCATAGACACCGGCACCGCCATGGGGCGCTTCTTTTTTCACGTCATGAGCGCGCTGGCCGAAATGGAAAGAGAGCTTATCGTTGAGCGCACAATGGCCGGTCTGGCAGCAGCACGCGCTCAAGGTCGCATTGGCGGGCGCAAACGCCTGATGACTGAATCGGTGGTCGAGCAAGCGAAGCGCTTGTTTGCAAATGGCGAAAGCTTGCAGCGAATTGCTCTCGCGCTGGATGTCTCTCCAAAAACACTCTACAAATATGTTCCGGCTACCGAGCAACAGGCGCTTCGAGCAAGGCTCCAATAGTCTGTAAAAGCTCAATTAACACTATTTTTTTACTTTTTGCCCCCGCCCTGTTGTGCCATTCCCCCCACGCCTGCCATCGAGTGCAGGCTTCTCTCTTTGTGGGCATTCTTGCTTCACCACCCACAAAAGAGAGAGTCAACCCGATGGCTGATTATCACCACGGCGTACGTGTTGTTGAAATCAACGACGGTACACGCGTTATTTCCACTGTTTCAACCGCTGTTATCGGCTTGGTTTGTACTGCCGAAGACGCGGACAAAACCCTGTTCCCACTCAACACTCCGGTGCTGATCACCGACGTCCTGGCTGCCAGCGGCAAGGCGGGTAAAACCGGCACGCTCGGCCCGGCACTACTGGCAATCGCCGACCAATGTAAGCCGGTGACGGTGGTTGTGCGCGTTGCTGAAGGCGAAGATGAGGCAGCGACGACCACCAACATCATCGGCGGTTCTGATGCCAACGGTCGCTACACCGGCATGAAAGCACTGCTTTCTGCACAAGCCGAACTGGGCGTTAAGCCGCGCATCCTTGGCGTACCTGGGCATGACAACCAGGCTGTTGCGACGGCGCTGGCGGCAGTGTGCCAGCAGCTGCGCGCTTTCGGCTACGTCAGCGTTTATGGTGCGAAAACCATTTCTGATGCCATCAAGTACCGCGAGAACTTCAGCCAGCGCGAGCTGATGCTGATCTGGCCTGATTTCGTTAACTGGAACACCACAACCAGCCAGTCCGATATTGCCTATGCATCAGCGCGTGCGCTGGGCCTGCGTGCCAAAATCGACCAGGAAACTGGCTGGCATAAAACCCTGTCTAACGTCGGTGTCAACGGTGTTACCGGCCTGTCCGCCAGCGTGTTCTGGGACTTGCAAGCCACCGGCACCGACGCAGACCTGCTGAACGAAGCCAGCGTCACCACGCTGGTACGCAAAGATGGCTTCCGTTTTTGGGGCAACCGCACCTGTAGCGACGACCCACTTTTCGCCTTTGAAAACTACACCCGCACAGCACAAGTTCTGGCTGACACCATGGCCGAAGCGCACATGTGGGCGGTCGATAAGCCACTCACGCCGTCCCTGATCCGCGACATGATTGACGGCATCAAAGCCAAAATGCGCGAGATGAAATCCGCGGGTTACATCATTGATGGCAACTGCTGGTATGACGAATCGGCCAACACGCCTGAGACGCTGAAAGCGGGCAAGCTGTACATCGATTACGACTACACGCCGGTTCCACCACTGGAAGATCTGACCCTGCGCCAACGCATCACCGATAAATATCTGGTGAACTTTGCCGCCTCCGTGAACAGCTAAGGAGAATTTGACTCATGGCACTCCCTAAGAAACTGAAATACCTGAACCTGTTCAATGACGGGAACAGCTACCTCGGCGTGGTCTCCTCGCTGACTCTGCCAAAACTGACTCGCAAGCTGGAAAACTACCGTGGCGGCGGCATGAGCGGCTCGGTCTCCGTGGACTTCGGCCTGGACGACGACGCGCTGGCGCTGGAATGGACCATCGGCGGCATGGACGAACTGGTGTTGCAGCAGTGGGGCAGCACGGCGGATATCCCGCTGCGCTTTGCTGGCTCCTTCCAGCGTGACGACACTGGCGATATCTCCGCAGTCGAAGTGGTGATGCGCGGCCGCCACAAAGAGTTCGACTTCGGCGAATACAAGCAAGGCGAAGACACCGAAACCAAGATTTCGACCCAGTGTACTTACTTCAAGCTGACCATTGATGGCAAAGAGCTGATTGAAGTCGACACCGTCAACATGGTTGAAATCGTCAACGGCGTTGACCGTCTGGCAGAGCATCGCTCGGCGCTCGGCCTGTAATCCCCCCTGCTCTCTAGCCGGCAGCAATTGCCGGCTTCTTTTGCATTAGTCTCCAATATCGCATCGAGGAAATCTCATGAGCACAGTTGAAAACCACGACAACACCGTCGTTCTTGATGTCCCGCTAAAGCGCGGCGATGTAGAAATTAGTGAAATTCAGGTGACCAAACCCAATGCCGGCAGTCTGCGCGGTATCGGCCTGGCGGCGCTGGCGAATGCTGACGTTGACGCGCTAATCACCATTCTTCCCCGTATCACCTACCCGAACCTGACCAAAGAAGAGTGCTCACGCCTGGAGTTGCCGGACCTGATTGCGCTGGCAGGCAAGGTGATCGGTTTTTTATCGCCGAAACAGGACGGGTAGAGATATCCCCCCGCCTGACCGTGGATGATCTCATGGCAGATATCGCGGTGATTTTTCATTGGCCGCCGTCCGAGATGGACGGCATGTCGCTAACCGAACTGATGAACTGGCGATATAAGGCATTGCAACGCAGCGGAGTAAAAACTGATGAGTAATCTTGAGCAAATGCCCGAGACGCTGGGGCGGATCAGGCAAGAAATGTCGTCATTAGTGCAGGCCAGTGCCGACGTGTGGGCGCGCCTTAGGACCCCGCCTCCAATGACCTTGTTCAGCATGGTCACCAGTGACATTCGCGAGGCAAGTAAGGAGTTAATTTCGTTCAACCAGCAGAGTAAAGCGATTAATAAGCTGGAGTCGACACAGGACAAAATGCAGCTGAGCCGCCAACGGCTGGACAGCGCTAAGGCTCGCGTTGTCTCACTGGAGGCGGATATTCATCTGTCTACGCCAGAAAACCACTCTGCCGTGCAGCAGCAGATTCTGCAAGAAGCCCGGAGTATCAGCGCTAAACAGTTTAAAAAGCATGAGATTTTGAGTAAATCGGTCAGCAAGCAAACTGAATCACTGCGCGCCAAAGGGGTTAACACCGATGATATTCCGGCGGAGAAACTGCGTGTTCAAGATCAGATCCAGACGACGGCTGCCAGTCGTCAGCAATCGCTGGAGCTCAAAGGTAATCTGATTGGGCAAAAATATAAAAATCGCCAACAGAGTGTTTCTCAACTTAAAAACGCGAGTGCTTCAGCCAAGGCTTTCGCACAACCCAAACTCGAGCTGGCGAAAAACCTGCTCAAGCCCGGTGCCGATTTAGAGGCGGGGCTTTCTGAGGTGCAAGCCCTGCTGCATCTCAATAATGGCGATCCGCGCACGGCGGCGCTGCGCCAACAGAGTCTATCGATGGCGGCTTCTGGCCATGCTCCTTCCGACGTCGTGGCGAAGCAAAAAGCGCTGGCTGAAAGTGGCATGAATGCCTCTCAGGTGTTGGCTCAGACTCCGGCGGCGCTGAACGGCGCAACGCCAGCAGAGCAAATGGCCGTCACGGTCAAAGGCGACAATCTGGATGGCGATATCACCAAGCTATTCGCCAGCTGGGACACCATCCGCATCAACCTGTTTGCAGGCCAAAGCGACGCATTGCGCCAGCTAACCCAGACCGCCACCGGCTGGCTGAACACCCTCAACACCTGGATAACCGATAACCCGCAGATGGTGAACGCCCTTCTCGGCTTGGCTTTAGGCGTCACCGGCTTGATTAGCGGACTGGGCTTCCTGGGCGGCGTTATCGCGCCGGTACTGAGTGGCGTAAATATGCTGATGGCCGGCGCCGGGTTGTTGGGGACGGTGTTTAGCGGCGCGGGCGGCATTATGGCCGGAGCCTTTGCTGCAGTTGGCGGCCCGGTCGTGGCGCTTATCGCCATTATTGCCGGTATCGCTATTGTGGTAGCGCAGCTATGGGAGCCGATCAAAGCCTTTGTTGGCGGTGTTATTGAAGGTTTTACTGCCGCTATGGGTCCGGTCAGTGACGCTTTCACCCCCTTCAAAGCCGCCTTGGGCTGGATAACCGACCTATTTAAGCCCATTGAATTTACTCAAGAAACACTGAATGGCGTAGGAGATGTTGGCAAGAAAGTAGGTGCTGCCATTGCACAACTGTTTATAGATTTAAATGAGGCCTTCTCACAGATGGGGACAGTGTTTAATTGGGTTCGTAAGGGAATCGATTCATTATTTGGCTGGAATAAGTCCGATGACAAGGAGTCATCAAACGGTGACTCTGCCGAGCCAAATGCACCGCTATTTGGCGACAGTGCGTCTTCGAGCGGCGGTGCCCTCAACCTGTATCAACCCGCGAAGACGAATACCTCAAACTCATTAACTGACAACCGTTCCACCACGGTTAACTTAAGTTACAGCACAACTAACGGTGCTGATAAAGACCAATTTATTGGTTGGTTCAACGAAGCCACCAATCAGCGCGAATGGAATAAAACCAACGACCGGCTAGGCCAGTTTGGCTATGGAGGTATGTACTCATGATGATGACGCTAGGTTTATTTGTCTTCAAACTCAGAACCTTACCCTATCAGACTTTGAAAAGAGATGTCGGCTACGGTTGGGTGGAAAATAAGCGCGTTGGACAACGCCCGATCACCCAATACCTTGGCTTGGGTACCGAAACTATCACCCTAACTGGTCAGCTTTTGCCGGAAGTCACCGGCGGCCAAACCTACCTGCAAGTGTTTGAAAGTATGGCGGACTCGGGGCGAGCTTGGCCGCTAATTGAAGGTAGCGGCACCATCTATGGCATGTTTGTGGTTCAAAGCTTTAATCACACCAACTCACAGCTAAACACCGATGGCCGGGCGCGTAATATCAGCTTTGAACTGACGCTTAAACGCGTCGATGAGTCCTATGCGGCCATGTTCGGTGATCTACAGGAGCAGGCAAAGGGGTTGTATAACAAGGCGAGTAACACCGTAAAACAACTCTTTCCTAATGGAGTAAGCCTATGATAACCCAGCTACAATTGCCCGCTGGGGCGAAAATCATGCCTGACTTTATGCTGAGCGTGGAAGATAAAGCTTTAGAAAGAAACGTCAGCGAGCGTGTGATGTCATTGAAAATGACCGACAACAGCGGTTTTGCCGCTGATATGTTAAATATCACTTTTGATGATAGCGATGGCGCGTTCCAAATGCCCGAGCGCGGCACCGTTTTGAGCTTAAGTCTGGGCTGGGCGGGTCAAAACCTGATTGGCTGTGGCCGTTTTGTGGTAGATACCGTGATACACAAAGGAGCACCGGACACTCTCGACGTCACTGCAAGAAGTGCCGACTTGCGTGAATCAATGAACACTCAGGGAAGTTATTCTTACGATGACACCACTCTGGGTGCGATCGTTAATCTGATATCTCGCCGTAATAAGCTGCCTCCGGCAAACTTATTGCCGGAAATGGCGGCGATAAAGATTGCCCATATTGACCAGACTGGCGAAACCGATGCCTTCTTCCTTATGCGGCTGGCGCAAATGTACGGCGCTCAGGCTACGGTAAAGTACGGCCAAATTATCTTTATCAAACCGGGGTATGGCATCACGGGTTCGGGTAAAGCTATCCCATGGATGACAATTGAACGTTCGGACGGTGACACGCATTCATTTAAATTATCCGACGTACTGGCCTACAGCGGCGTAAAAGCAAAATGGCATGATGTGAAAAAGGGGCAATCCAATAAGGTCGGCGTGCAGCGAACCGAGAAGGCAAATAGCAGTGCTAAGGTGTCGCATCCTAATGCTAAAACGCCGGCATCGCCAAGTGCTGCGGAGAGCGCCAACGAGGAGAGTTACATCTCTGGCTCTAATGAGAAAGTACTGGAGCTGAATAAAATTTATTCCGATGAGGAGTCTGCTACTCGCGCGGCTGATGCGATTTTTAAGCAGATCCAATATGACGCTGCCACCTTCGACATAACTTTGGCCTTAGGCAGGGCTGACCTATTCGCGCAAACTCCCGTGACTGTCAGTGGTTTTAAAGACGTGATTGACCAGCAGCGCTGGATCATCGATTCCGTGGTTCATGATGTCGCTGGGCAGGGGTTCGTCACCACCTTGAAATTGAAGGTATATGTTGAGGATATTACTTACCAAGCCACTTCGATATAATATAAACTTGCTTTTGCGAGATGCATGTTTCATAATCACTACAACGCTTACCCAAACGCTGGAGGTTTTTATGATGCATTGCCCACTTTGCGGAAAAGTCGCTCATACCCGCTCGAGCCGCTATCTCAGTGAATCTACGAAAGAACGTTATCATCAGTGTCAGAATATTGAATGCAGCTGTACCTTTGCAACTCATGAATCCGTGGCTCGGGTTATTTCCAAGCCGGGTGTGAATTTGCAAGCTGGAATGCGCGCAGTCTAA